CAATAATAAGATTACTTAATATTGAAATGAAGAGAATCCATAATTCATTACTTAATAAGCAATCACAACCAACTAACTCAAATATTAATGCTTATTTGGCCTGTAGTGATTTATTAAAAATTATAAAGCAGTAAACTACCCACCCACGCAAAGCGATGGGATGGGCTTTAAACCTGAATAAACGTGAGCAATAGAGCAACACATATCATTCGATTTTTCAGCAGAATTTACGGTCTGCCCAAGCAAAGAGATAACTTTAGAAGCGTTATAATCCGCATCTATGTTATCTACCTTACAGTTTGTGTTTGTGCATTTAAACACTTTGTTGGTTCGTTTGCCAATATGTTTACATTCACAGCAAGTCTGCGAACTATAAGCAGGATTAACCACAACAAGTTTAACTCCATTGAGCAAAGCCTTGTATTCAAGTTTTGCCCTCAAATCTGCAAAATTCCATTTACCAAGTTTTGTTCTAAACTTTTTATTTCTCCGTTTAGAAGTGAACCTAATATTAGTAAGGTCTTCAATAGAAATACCTTTGCCTTGTTCTTTTGCAGATGCTACAATAGATTTACTTATTGTATGGTTAATCAAATTAGCCGTTGTTCTTTCCTTGCCAGAAAGCCGTTTAGACAAATTTCTGCAATTCCTTTTAGTGGAACGCTTAGAAGTGTCTGCCTTTGCCTGAATAGAACTACGAACCGTTTGCCGATGTTCACGATAACTATTAAGCCACTCGGCAGAATGGTTAATACCGTCAGAAGTTGCAACCAAAGTTGTCAAACCAAAATCAATACCGATAAATTCCTCAATATCTTTTATATCTTCTTCTGGAATATCCACAGTTTGAAAAAGGTAAAATTTGCCTTTTTTGTAAACCAAATCCGCTTCACCTTTAATATAAGGCAAATAGTTTCGATTATGGCAAACAAAAGGTATTTTAATTCTTCCACCAATAGCCCAGAGAGAAACAATGTCATTAGGTTTGTAGGTCATAATCCTACTATCATAACCAATACTTCCGAGCGGTCTAAATTTCCTTTTAACCTTCTTATCAAGTTTGTAGGCATCAGCAACCTTAGCAATACAACGTACAAGAATTTGAGAGGAAAGTTTGAATTTAGCCTTGAAAGCGTGATACATTTCGTAATGGAGTTTAAAATTATTGAAAATACGCTTTTCCCAAGCCACATCAGAAATGGCATTGCAAACAATATTAGCCTCCTTCATCGTATCGAGAAGCAAGTTAGCCTGTTCGTCAGTAGGCAAAAGTTTCACTTTCAAAGTCAACTTCATAGTGCAAATATACTAAATAATTTCACATATCAGAAAATAATTACTAATTTTGTCAAACAATTTAAAGCGTGGCAGCCGCATTCCTCCCACCGAGCCTTCGGCATCAGTGGGTTTCCTGCTCCAATTTTATGAAAAAGAAAGAAGCTATTAAAATATTGATGAATGGAGCAATAGGATTCCATAATGGAGTTGGACTTGGCATTTCAACTGGTATAACTAATAAGGACAGAGATCAAATCAAGGAAGCCGTAAAAGTTATTTGGCCTTATTTATATGGGCATAAGATTACTAAAAGTGAATGGTTTAATTTACATCTGTAATCCCCCGCAAGAGTTAAAAAAGAAAGGAGAATGAAATGAAAACATTAGAAGAAATATATCAATTAAAGAAAGAAAAAATTAAAGAATTACATATAAGGGAAGACTTACTTAACAAAGAAAATAGTGATTTAGATAAATTAATTGCACAATCTATGTTTAAGAAAAAAAAGATAGCTAAAGCAATTTCTAAACTTGTTAGATACAGGGATAAATTGATTAATGAAGTTTATAGTAAAAACACTAAACAGAAAGGAGAATGACAATGGCAAACGCAAAAAAACATTACATAAATATACATCTGGATATACAATATTTTCAGCAATTAATAGTAAAGAAGTGGATGAATTAAGAAAACAGATATTAATTGCTATGGATGAACATGCCTCTGAAGTAACAGCCGACAAAGACTCCAGGATTGAGAAGCTGGAAGAACTGGTAAAGCTATATAAAGAATATTTAAGTATTTCTATAAATAGATTTAACCCAGATTCTATTAGGAAAATAAAAGAACTTATAGATCAGATTGCCGAACTTGAAAAACAATTAAAATAAATGAAATGGCATACAAAAACAGGAAAAAGAATAAACGTTATATCCGGGAATTAAGGGTAAAGGAGGGTGGCAAAAGACGGAAATCTGAAAGAGAGAAAAGCCGCAATCATCCAAATGAGAATTTAACTATAGAAAGACTCGAACAAATAATGCACGAACAAGGTATGATTTGAAAAACAATTAAAATGAATGATATGAGACAGGGATGCAGACAATTTAAGATAGGAGATACCACGGGATTTATATGCGGTGGCGAACCGGCTGATCATACCTGTAATGAAGATGCAACTATTTATATTCTTAAATCAGGAGAAAGAATACCTATGACAGATGATAATTTTGAAAAGTATAAAGACGAAATCACTGGCGGCAGTGTAGCTTGTTCTATTTGTGGTAGAGCAATGATTGATAATGCGTCATATTTATAAAAAACAATTAAATAATTAATACTGAAAGAAATGGCTGTATTAGGTAAACAATATAGGAATCAAACGGCATTACATGAATGGTTAACAAGTAAAACCTTGCCTTTCTTATCTCAAATGGCAACAGCAAGGGGAATTGTTTGGAGGCAAGAACATACTATACATAACGGAATGAGACCAGATGCAGTCGCTTTTTGCGAACTACAAATGAAATATGAGAGAAAATTTAATTGTGTTCAACGAGATAATTTTACATGGAAAGACGAATATAACCATATGTTTGTTTTTGAAACTAAGGTATCTTATTCAGATTTTAAAAATTCATTTAATGGCAATGGTCAATGGAAAGAACAATCTTATGCTAATTTCCATTTTCTTGTTATTCCAAAAGGATTTTATCAGGCTTATGATTTATCTAACTTACCCGATTATTGGGGAATACTTGAGCCTAACGTTAGTGCATTAAAAATAGTGCAATTACCCAAATATATATCAATAGATAGAATATTCTTTCTTGAAGCAGCATATACAATACTTTTCAAATGGGGACGTACATTAAATTTGATCGAAAGAGAATTATTAAACAAAGATTAATCAATGACAATTAACCCCGGAGACCTGGTATATATAGAAGCCTTAACGGGTACTTCAAAGAATAAAGGCAACTGGTTTATAAAAGGCATTTACGAAGTTGCGGAGACATCCGAGTTGAAGATATACCTTATTGAAGGTGAACTGAGGCTCGGTATTTACAAAAGCAGGATACAAAAGATTGAGAAAAGAATAGTAAATTTTGTAGTATAAACCAATGTTATTGCCTATGGATTAAAGACTATTGATCAATTAAGCGAAGAGCCATTCTTAACGGGATGGTTTTTTTATAATATAATTTGGATTTACGATATATTACGGTTAATTTTGCAGGTGGATATGAAAAATATTAAATATATATATGTGAGGTAAGTTGGAGATGATTCCACGATAGGCTCATAGCCTATGTACGCAGGTTCGAGTCCTGCCCTCGCCACAAAATAAGGGAGTTTTGACACAGTTCTACCCTTTCTGATTATATCGAGAATGAAAAAAACAGAGATGACAGCAAACAGTATGAATAAAAAGTGTGGTGAATTTACGGTTTATAGCCACGACCTGCATAATTTCATGAAATATTCATCCGACACAGGGATCGGTCGCTGCTTTTGCCTGAATTGTTAAATAGAACAATTACCCTAGGATAAGAATATGCAGGGATAAAAACCGAGAGAGATAATAAAAGACAATAAGGTATTAATATATAAATACCATAATAGGATTATATGCCGGGAGGAAAAGGAAATATAAAACCGGAAGACGGTAAGCAATTCAGTTCAGAATATCAGCCACCTGAAAAGTGGACAGAAAAAAGAGCTCTTAAACTTGGCGATGATCTTATTACATGGCAAAAAACAAATCATGACAATATGTTTTTTGAAGAGTTTCTTTTTCTGGAGAAGGATTTATATCCGGAACTTATAAGTTATTTATGTGAAAAATTTACCTCGTTTTCCAAGCTTATTGAGAAGTCAAAGAAAATACAGGAGATAAAGCTCAAGAAATATGGCACGGCAGACAAGCTGAATGCAAGCATGACGAAATTCGTTTTAATCAACAATCACAACTGGAAAGAAAAAACAGAATTATCAGGGGACAAAGAAAATCCTTTATTCCCTCCCATTATACAATTCAGGGACTTCACAGATGGAAAATCTTGATCTTTCGATTAAGTACAAGCCGTTATTCCAACTTTTTGATGATAAGTTTCATCCTGAAATAGATACCGTCATTATTACCGGTGGTCGTTATTCACTTAAATCTTATACCGCCTCAATATTTGCTTTGGTATCACTTGTTAATTATGGTTGGAACACTCTATATACTAGGTTTACGAATATGTCAATAATAGATTCTGTAAAGCCGGAAGTGAGTGATAAGATTGAATTATTAAACCTCGAAGGCCGGGTTATTGATACGCAGAGCCATATTGAATATAACGGGAACAGAATATCATTCAAGGGAATAAAGACAGGAAGCAAAGGACAGACGGCAAGCCTCAAGTCGTTATCAGGGTTTAACCTGTTCATAAATGATGAAGCCGAGGAACTGCCGGATTACAAAACATTCAAGAAGATATTCTATTCAATAAGATCCCCACAAAAACGTAACCTCACCATTCTGATACTAAACCCGACAACTAAAGAACACTGGATCTTTAAAGAATTCTTTGAGAAAAAAGGATTACAGGGAGGGGATAATTGCATTATTGATAATGTCATGTATATTCATTCGAGTTATTTGGATGCAGATCAGTCAAGAATACCAAATACCATATTACAAGATTATCGGAGGCTAAGAGATGATGATCCGAAAGAATATGATAATATCGTTTTGGGTGGATGGGTCTCCGAACTTGAAGGCCAGATATTCCCTAAATTCAAACGATATAAAGAGTTCCCGCAGGAGATGGAATATTTTACCGTTGCCTTTGCAGACACAGCAGACGAGGGGGAAGATTATTTCTCCATGCCAATAGCGAGGGTATATGGTAATAGGGTGTATGTCTTTGATGCAATCTTCGATCAGGAGAACCTGACCATCCAGGAGGGACAAGTTGAGGGCAAAGTTAAAGAACACAAACTCAGTACTATATGTATTGAAACAAATAGCTTTGGGGCTTATTTCACACGCAGGATGCGGGAGTTATTACCCTCGGTGGAGATATTCGGTCAATATTCGAAGGCTAATAAGATGCACCGGATACTTGCCAATTCAGGACTTGTAAAGTATTATTTCTATTTCCCGGAAGAGCCTAATCATGTTCTACAGAACCTCATGAATCAGGCTTGCAAACTACTTAAAACATCAACCAAAGAAGATGACGGAGCTGATAGCTTGGCTGGTTTAGCCGCATATCTGGAACATTATTATGGATTGTTTAAAGAATAACTAAAAATTAAAATTATGAAAAAAGGAATCGGATTTTATGTATTGATTTTACTTGTAACAGCTTTGTTTATTTCTGTTAGCTATCTCATAATGATTAGTGCTGAGTCAGGAAAGATACTAGCTGTATTATTTTCAGAAATTGGTTACGGGTTCGTGATATTTTTTACTTTAGTATTTTGGCCAGACAAAGAGGAGGAGCCAGTGATGGATTATATTGCAAAGGATAGAACACTTGTACATGTAAAGCATCTTAATGAACAACTTGAAATTGCTTTGAAGAAAAAGGAATATGAGATTTACAAACTTAAGAATCCGCTTCCTCTAGCCAAGTTTAAAGTAGGACAAAGAGCCGGTAATCTTGTCATACGATCTATTGGTGAAGATAATTCTTATACTTGTTTTGATGCAGACGGTAAGGTGCAGGGCTGTTTCCGTGAAGAAGATATTGAACTCTTAATGAAACTGAATACTGAGAAAAAACAAACCTCATGAAAGCACGAATAACTGAATCAGGGATGTTGGTCATAACTCCCGAAAACGAAACAGAGTCATTTGCTCTTAATGAATGGTTCGGGACTCATCAGGATAGATGTTCTTATAATATGTACCTCGATTTAAGGTATCATATCGGAGTAGAGCCGGTAAAGAAGATGTTACCACCAAAATTTCCATTACCACGAATTATACGATATGCTTTAAATTCATCGGGCTTTTGCCCTGCGTGTCATTCGTCAGCACTAAGAAAACCCTGGATATTTGGAAAACGTTATTGCTGTAATCCTGAATGCGAACACTATAATAAACCGATAAAAATAACATTATGAAAAAATTACCATTATTTGGCAATCCCTATAAGTCTATTGAAGATATTAATGATGAAAGTTGAAATAAGTAAATTATATGATCTGCACAGCAATTGAATATAGCAGGATTTTTAAGTTCAGAGGCAAGAAGGTATCTGCACGGACTGTTAAACGTAGGTGTGAAAATGGTATGTTGCCTGGCAATCACAAGGCAAGGAAGCTTCCCGGCAGACGTGGCATGTGGTTGATTGAGGTGATAGACCAGAGGATTAATGCCAATCCGAATAAAATATTTTGTCGTGAATCCGTAATAATAGAAGAAGATCAGTAATATTTGTAATTGATAGTGGTATATACTACAAAAAATAGTAAATTTGTGTAACTAAAATGAATATATAATTATGAAGTCAGATCAATTGTCTAAGTTTAAAAAGAGCAAGATAGAGCAAATAAAAATTAAGTTAGTTGCTGAAATATATCATGCTAACTATAATGAATGTGAGGCAATAATAGAGACAGCAACTATAAAACATAAGGCTACTATTATTAATATCTGTTCTTCTTTAGAGATATTAAGTAAATGGAGGGGAATAAATACACTTCAGCATGATGTTGATTATATTACAGGATTGGCTGATACTGGAGTAAAACTATCTCATATCCTTAATTTCCCTGATTTTATATTAGAGTAAATTTGTGTAAAAGATTGAACCATGACACGATCAGAATTTTTTAAGAAGATAGGATTAGGTGCACTCATTTGCGCTGTGGCTCCGGGGATGTTGTTAAGTAAAAGGAATTCTTTTGATATAAGAGAAGCAATTTCAAGAGTGGGGAATACTGCACGGATAACCGAAGCAGATAGACAAGGACAGAAATTATATGAACAGTTAGATATTGTGAGGGCTATGCAAGAACAAGCAAAAAGGCTAAAATACAAACCCAATTCTATATTAATGAACATCAACGGCGAAGTGATTGATGTTCTGGACAAAAAAAACAGAAAGATCGTTAATGAATATCTAAAGATAATTGAACTACCTTAAAAGTAAAATCAATTCAAAGGAAATCCCGTTGGTTGAAACGGAAATTAATCCAATTAAGCTTCTTAGTGATTTCAACAAAGCAATGATATATTATTCTAATCAGACTATAGCACAAATTAGGGAAGGGATAGAGGGATTATATTTTAAAAATAAATAGCCATGACTAAAAAACAATTATTTAAAGCAGTTCCATTCTCAACGGCATTCACAAATATCAGTAAACAAATGCAAATTGATTACAATCATATATCTGAGATAACCGATAAACATGTTCATAAAATTAATGCCGAGAAAGAACGACTTTTTAAAGAAAAGCTTAAGGCAATTACAAGCGAAGATATTGACCTAAATGATGAAATACAACGATTATTCCCAAGGATAGCAGTAAAACGTTCTGATAATTCAGAAGCTTATTTTTGGAATGATGGAACTAAGTCTGGGAAACTAATAATTATATTCTATCCAATTGAAGATACGATAGATATACATTCGGAGAATCGATCGGTAAAACTAAATTGCGGATTCAGATACAAATAAGATGACACGTCACAGGATGCAATATTATTATCACAGGGGGAATAGTTATTATTTCAGGAATCAAGACAACAGATTAGTAGCTATTACAGATAGAAAACTTGATTTAATCTTCAATAAATATTATAATGTAGAATTGATATTTAATGTTCCAGGATATAAAAATAAGCAATCATGACAACAACAGAGTTGAGAATAGGGAATTTAATGTTAACATATAACTCAAAGAAAAATCCATTTGAACACCCCAAGATAATATTACCCATTATTGGGATAGATGATTTTGGAAATATTAGATTCCGTGATAATTCTACAAGCATTGGTGGCTATTCAATAAAAATTGATTTTGTTGAAGGTGTCCCTATAACTAAAGAACGTTTAGCGGAGTTTGGAATAGATGGTGTTAAATTTTGCAACTCTTTTATTGTGATGGCAATAATACCATTTACAACAACAACAGCAACCAAAGAGGAGTTTTCTGGTCGGTGGCGGGTTTTATTATTAGGTCTTGTTCCCTATGAAGTAAACAGAAGATTTAAATATATCCATCAGATTCAGAATTTATATTATGAATTAACCGGCGAAGAACTTAAACTGAAATCATGACAACACTAATTAAAATCATCAGAAAAAGCATTAAGAGAAACCCACATGCTTTTAGCACCACAAGTTATATTCCTTTGCGACCCGAAACGACATTTAAATATGAAGGATTTGGTAAGCCGGAATGGTTAGATAATAAAGGTGTCTATATTGGCGAAATAAAAGCAGAACGCATTATTCCTGCAAAAGGTAAATGTTCAAAGAAAGGTTATTTTATCATTGAAGGTCATATAATAGACGAGGGATTAAGCGAAAAACTATACCGTGAATGTACGGAGAAAAAACATCCGGGGTTGAACATTAATGTCGAAATAAAAACACAGGAAGTTCACCACATATCGGAACCGGAATATTTCTATAAACATAAAAATTCTTTGGTTGAATGTTCCGAATGTTATGCAAAAGTAAGGGCAAATGATATCCGAAAAGATGAAAATATGGTTGATATTTGTCCTAAATGTGGGGGATATGATACATTCGATTACAAGTATGAGAAGCTCGATGATATATTAAAAACTGAAATTCTCATATAAACCACACATTCAGTCCAACTATCGGACACAACCAAGCGTCCATATAGTACTATTTAGATAAGGCTGTCCTAATTTTGTAGGAAAGCTTTTTATATGGCCGATGGCAATATACTTGAAAGGACATTTTATTCTATTTCACAATGGTCTGCAAGGCATTCGGGAATAAATCGTGGCAGGCTAAACTTTTCAAATTATCAATATCTTGTTGACAAACCAGCTTGGTTGTCACTTTCTAATGCACATGACTACCGGCAGGCAGTAGCAGAAAATCCGGTACTCTATGGCTGTATAGATATATTAGCCAGTGCGGCAGCTAATGGCAAGAAATATCTTGTTGACCTTGACGGTAATATTATACCGTGGGACACAAACAATAAGGCTGTTATAAATGCCAGGAAACTATTTGTGAATAGACCTAATCCCTTACAGTCGGTAAAGGAATACAATCAGGAACGTTATTATATGTTCTTCACCTTTGGCAATAATTATATATATCTCAACAACCCTCTTAAAACATTCCCGACAGACATAACAACAGTTGAGTCAATGATCAGTCTCCCTTCGGAATGGGTAGAAGTGAAACAGACAGGAAAACTATTTGATCAGATTGACCTGAAGGGGATTGTTGAGATGTATTGTCTCACAGATCGTGATCCGATACGAAAGTTTGACCCTGATAATATCATACATTTCAATGATATTAATATATCTAAAGTAGGTAGTTCCATTATCGGTACATCACGATTAGAAAACCTCCGTTACCCTATTACCAATACACAGCTTACTTTTGAAGCGATGAACGTGATACTCAAGTCACGTGGCATGCAGGGAATCATCAAAGCCAATAATAAAGATGCTCAAGGCACGCAGATACCATTAAGCCATGATGCCAAAAAGGAGATTGATGAGACCTTCAAAAAGGAATATGGACTAAAGGATAATCAAAAACAATTTCTCATAGCTCATTATGATATAGATTTCATCAGAACGATTCTTAACTCTGAAGAGATTGGTATTTATAAAGAATTTTCTAATAATGCCATGATAATATCAAATGGCTTCAAGGTACCTCCGGAGCTTTATAAGACTTATATGCTGGGAGCTACATTCGAGAATCAGGTACAGGCAGTAAGAAGGCTGTACCAGGATACCGTTATTCCGCTTGTCGAAAATGAAGATCAATATTATACTGACAGGCTTAATATGCGTGAATATGGCTTTGAGTTGCGTACTGACTTCTCCCATATACAGGCACTTCAAGAGGCATTTAAGGAAAAAGCTATAGCTCTGTCATATAATACCAAGTCAGCAGAGATAGCCTATAACAACAATGTAATCACATGGAATCAATACCTCGTATTGATGGATCTGGAGCCGGTTGATGGCGGGGATGTTCTAAAGAGTGACAGGGGGGATAGGTCTGATAATCAGAACAAGGAATTTTCATTAAAAGTTAAAACTGGAACCGATGAGTAATAAGAAAAAGCTCACAGACAAACAGATATGTGAGATGCGAAAACTAAAACAGAAGCAATTAGACGACAGGGTGCTTATCAAAAAAGGTAAAAAGAGTAATCATTAACATTTAGTAAGATGCCAAACGAAAGCACTACTTCAGGGAATTATCATTACGGGGCAAAGCATTTCGAGACCCGGAAAGAGTTTTATAAGTTTCTTATTGATAACAAGGACACGCTTATCACACAGAAGAAAGCAGAGATGAAAAGGGCTGACTGCCCCGTGATAGTCAAGACTGTTTTAGTTGTCGATCCGCAGAAGGCTGATGCGGTAAAAGCCGATAACGGCACCATAGCCGACATTGCAAACATAGATGCCTTGAAGGTTATTGCTGTGATAAACACAACCAATTTCATGGATAGTCACATGGATGTACATATTCCCGGTATCTGGAACAAGACCATCAAGGATAACAAGATGGTCATGCACCTTCAGGAACATGATATGGAGTTTGAGAAGATAATAGCAGACGGTGACCAGCTTAAAGCATATACCAAAACATATAAGTGGTCGGAGCTTGGATATGGCTATGAAGGGACAACCGAAGCATTGATATTTGATTCGGAGATTCTCAAAGATCGTAACAGGTATATGTTCGGCCAGTATGCTAAAGGATGGGTAAGAAATCACTCGGTAGGAATGTATTATGTCAAGTTTGACCTTGCCCTTAATGACGAAGATCAACCCAATGAGTATGAGGCATGGAAGAAATACTATCCACAGATTGCCAATAAAGAGGTTGCTGATGAAAAGGGATATTTCTGGTACGTACTCGAAGCGAAGCTTATTGAAGGATCTGCTGTTCCGTTGGGCAGTAATATTGCCACACCGACACAAAGTGTAACAGCAGGAAAAGAATCAGTGTTTTGCCAGGCATGTGGTCATGAATTTGATTACAACAAAGAAGCAGAGATGAGCCTGGGATTTGTCAATTGCCCTGAATGTGGGAAAGCTGTTGCACAATGCGACAAAGAATTCAGAGTGATTGATTTCAGTTTCATACGTGAGCGACTGAAAAAGGAATATGAATAAACTGGAGCCGTAGCACAATACACTCCATTTAGAATATAGAGCCGCCTTTAAGGCACTCAAAACGATAATTGAGCCGGTATAGTCCACTCAGTTTAACAGATTTTTTAAACTTTTAATATTTACAAAAATGACAAAAGAAGAAAAAGAAGCATTAGAAGCTCAAAAAAAAGAAAGAGAGCAACTAATCGAAGACATCAAGGGGCTTATCGCTGACTCAACGAAAGACAATGTCTCGAAAGAAGATCTTGATAAAAAAATTGAGGAAATCAACAAGAAGTTGGAACCCCTCAATAAAAAGGAAGATAATCACGAAGAAGTGAAAGCACTCAAGGATAGTGTTGAGAAACTTCTTGAAGCCTCGAAAGAAAATGCCGCTGCTATAGCAGCAATGACAGAAGAAGCAAAGAATGGTAAACCAGGGAAAGCAGTATCCTTTTACGATGCGCTTATTGCATCTGTGATGGAGAAAAAAGACATTCAGGGATTGCTTGTCGACAAAAATGATGATGATGGGAAACGTAAGTCTCTAAAGGATTACTTTACCGAGAAAGGCAATCAGGCAAGTCCTGTATTCAAAGTGAAGTTTCCTGTAGAAAGACTTGCAAGGAAAGATGCTGTCGATATGCTGGAAAGTAATATTGTCCAGAACTATGTATCGACAATAAGGCTTACGGAGCTTGATCCGCAGCGTGTTGGTATTCCATTGACGATATATCCGCATGTCCTTGACTGGATGCCTTCAAAAACCATCAAGAGACCAAACATGAGCATATTGGTTGTTTACAGCTACACCGATGGCTCCGGGACAAAGACAGAAGGATCGGCTTCAAGTCAATCGAGCTTCCTGTTCAAGACAACCTCATTCCCGGCATTTTATATTGCCACATACCTGACATTGTCCGATGAGACTCTTGATGATCTCGAAGAGGCAATGGAGGAAATTGCAATTACCGTTCCCGATAAGATACTCGATAAGATAGATGGTTATGTACTCGGTACTGCTGGTGATGACTCATCTGCTATTGCGGGGATACTGACAGCAAATAAAAAGACTGATTTCGCTGCTACCTGGGATGGCACTATTGCATATGCTACTACTGTTGACCTTTTTGCACATATGAAACTACAGTGTGAAGGTAACAAGTACAAGCCAGATGCAATACTTCTTTCGCCTACCGATGTGACAAGCCTTTCCAGCAGAAAAGACCAGATGGATAATAGTATTGTTGATCGCAGGGTTGTTTATTCACCTATTGGCGAGCCTGTTGCTATCTGTGGAATGAGAGTATTGAGATCGACATCCATAACAGCCAATACTGCCGTTGTTGTTGACTCCAAGCAGTTAATGCTTGGCAAGCGTAAGGAAATGACTATGGAGATTGGTTACAATGCTGCTGATTTAACCGAAGGACAGAAAACTGTTGTTTTGAAAGTTCGTCTTGCCTTCGGTGTAAGGGATAAAGCTGCTGTAATTTACAGTTCAGCGATAGATACTGATGTCACTGCAATAACTTCAGCTTAATCAATAAAAATTATAACGTGATGAAGAAAAAAATACTATTATTAATTGTTATGCTGGCTGCTCTTGGGGCAGTCGGCATGGCACAAGTTGAAAGAACGGCAGTGATCATGAACGGACAAACCATGATTAGCAGGCCGATGTCATTTACCACAGCGGATACAATAACGACAAGTGACACGACAAATATCACTATTCATAATCCGCAGGCATATATGCAACACCAGGTGTTTACATATACGTTGGATTCTATTAGTGGTGATCCGTCCATTACAGTCATTGCCTATGGTAAAGTATCTTCAGGTGGTTCCTGGGTACAGATAGGCTCTACGGCGACATGGGATGATGTCGCTGACAATCCGCAGACTATAAGTTCTACAGCACCGATAAATTATAATTATCTAAAGGTAGAATTTGCAGCTGACGGGACTACACAAAAAAGCCAGATACTAACCTTTGATGCACGAACAGCTAATGCTATGGAGGTTCCTACAAATGCTGGTACGCTGACAATAACAAGGGCTACATCCGGAACGGTCACCATAACGAGTGCCGATGATGATGCTAATGCAGCATTGACGGTTGGCGCAGGTGGCACCGGGGCTTTGACTCTTGGTGATGCAACCAGCACGACAGCTATTACAAGCACCGATTGGGCAATTAATGCGACAGGTGTAGCATCCGGGCTGGGTAATATTTCCTCAAATGGTTCATTGATTTTATCCGGTTCGGTAAGCGGTGGAATCACACTTACACCACTTGCTACAGGAACGGCAGTGACGACAATTCAAAATCAGAATGTTTCAGCTGCTACTATTACATTACCATCAGCCACATCCACACTTCCGGGGCTTGGTCTTGGAAATGCATGGACGGGAGCTAATACCTTTCCTGGTGGGACATCTACTGTTCCACTTGTAATCGGGGTAAAATCCAATACGGCAAGCGAAGGGCATGTCCTGGTAGGTTCAACAGATAATACGGGAGGTGTTCAGATATTCTGTGATGATGGCAATACTGCTGTATCTGATGTAACATCACCGCTTTGGACAAGGTATCTGTTGACATCCGCTCAGTCAAGTGGTGCAACCCAGACGGGTCTTTTTGCACAACTAAAGACTAAAGATGCTTCGACAACCTTCACGGGTGGATCAATTACTGCTCTAAAAGCATATAATCAGGCAGGTGTTGTAGTACTTGCCTCTGGTGCGGAATTTGGAATCATAAATGCAGGAACGACACTTGCTGGCGAAATGACAGTACCGAGTGGAACCTACTTTACAGGTGTTGACATAAACCTCGGTGGAGTTGGTCCGGTAACTGCTACAGGAACTGGTTTAGGAGCAGGGTTGAGGATAAGAAATAAAGGAGAAGGAGCTACATGGCCTGTTGATATTTCCATGCAATATGGAGAGACTATCGCCAATACAACCGATGGAACAGTTGCGGTATCGGGTGTTCTTTCTGCCAATCTCAGGGTTGCTACCGTTGTGGTTAATACGGATGAGTCAGAGACATTGACAGCAGCACAATCCGGGGCAATTGTCACATTTGACGGAGCCGGTACGGCTACCATTCCAGATGCATCGGCGGCAACAATAGGAGTAGTTTATTATCTTTTACAGACCGCAGATAATGAATTGATTGTAACATCTACAACTGCTAATAATAATTCATTTGTTTGTGATAATGTTGCAACATCTGACTTAGTTACATATGGAGGAGTAGGCCATTTGATTGGAGGCGGGATGATAGTGAAGGGAATATCCGCTACAAAATGGTTTGTAGGCAGTTTGAATGGAGAAGGAACATTAACACCTGAAGCAGCAGACTAATGGAAGCAGTAGCAAAAAATCACACGAAAAAGAGATTTCATGGGAGACTTGGGGCCCTGATGGTAAGATGCGGGGCTGCCATGCCTCTCAAGGAATACGAGGCACTCCTTTTAAAAGAAGAAGAGGAGAAGAAAGCCAAAGCTAAAGCTGATCGTTTAGCTGCCGAGAAAGTAGCAAACAAGGCTAAAGCTGATGAATCTACGAAAGATCAGGCAGAGAAGGCTAAAGAGGAAGAAAACAAAGAGCCTGATAAGGAAAAAGAAGAGCAGGAAAAAGCCGAAGCCCTTAAACTTGAAAATATCAAGTTGTATAAAGGTGGTGAAGATAAGTTAAGTGCAAAGTCGAAGGTTAATAAATCAAAGGCAAAGAAACCGGCTGCCAAAAAACCTGCTGTGAAGAAAGTTAAGAAATAAATGGCATTTATTGACAGTACATATTTCACAGGGGAGATACTTATACCCAATGCTTCAGAAGATGCACAGCTGACCCAGGCAATAACGCAATATGAGAAAGAAATACTTATCAAATTGCTTGGATATAGTCTTTATACTGCATTACTGGCAGACCTTGATGAGAGTGGCGATCCGGCAACACAGATATATACCGACCTGGTTGATGGTGCAGAATTCACTCATGATTTCTATGGTGAGGAGATAACACTCCGTTGGGAAGGGCTGAGAAACACTGCACTGTTATCCCTGATAGCATATTATGTCTATTATAAATTTATAGAACGTCACCTTGTCGAATATCATGGTAAGGCGATGACAATACTGCTTAAAGGAAAAGATTGGGAGAGAGTTAATCCGGTGTATAAGCTTTGCGACATCTGGGATAAGATGAGGGCTTTATACGGGAAGATACCTTACAAAACTGGCTTTACCTATCCTGTAAAGGGAGAGGATCTTGGAGCCGTGTATGACATGGAGCCATCAGCATATAACTTTTTGTATGCCAACAAAGATGATTATCCTGATTGGTACTTTACTGCCCTGTGGAATATAAATGCCTTTGGAATATAAACATTTAAAATATAAATTATGTATGCACATTTTGATGATACAACGGATGAGATAGTAGCAAAAGGTGGCACATTTGACATAACGGGCACGGATGCAGTTACAAACAAACAGTACTGGGGTTTTGATGCCGATGCCGATACGGTGCTGGCTGTCATAAAGGGAATACCGCTAAAAACAGCAGTTACGACACTGGCAGATATAACGTCAGCAGAAGTTAATTTAGCTTCTTATTTTCTGACTACACTCACTGATCCTTTGCTGGCTCAGTTTTACAGGGTTGACGGTTATATCATTACCAATATTCAATTGACATCCGGGACTCTGCATTGTTATAAAGTGAAAGAACAGATCACATCTTAAGATGGAAGTGCGGTTGTCAATAAATAAGCAGATAAGGCAACGGGGAGAAGGGATAATTGACGACACAGAGGAAGTAATGAAGAAATTGCAGGATCTGGAGGTTTTTGCAAAAGAAAAAAGACGGCCATACATGCATTTTTACGCATTACGTAACGATCTGAAGACATTTATAAACCACTTTGAAAGACTGCTGAGATGATAAAAATAGAGATAGGAAAGCGAAAATACAGGGGTGTTTACAGTTGGAATGATATGACCCTGAAACGCTTTTGTGATCTTGCCGATATTGAAATACCTCCCAGGTACGAAGAGTTTGTAATAATCGACAGTAAATACAATCCCGATGATAAGGAAAACATTAATTCATATATCGATTTTGTCTCAGGATTGACAACCGAAGAACTTGAAAAGACATTTCCTGATTACTTCCGTAAGGTCATTAAGACATTGACAAACATACCGGAAGAGAAAATCAGTGAGCTGACACCAGACAATATCCGGGAGCTGTACGAATATTACTTTAAACCATTCGTCCTGTCGCTGCTTCTTCATGAGCCTCTAATACATATCATGGGACAGATCAGGAGCTATGAGCCGTTTATCGGGAGATCATTTCGTTTGAGACTGAGAAGATTCTATCTGCCGGAAGTTGTTAATATCATGGGTCAGGACATACCACTAAGGAATGAACCTGCAATAAGTTACCTTGAAGCATCAGAGATATTTCGGGGTGTGCATATGTCAAGGGGTAATCTTCGCAATCTTGCAATGTTCATGGGGATATATTGTCGGAAGGGATGGGAAAAATACAATGAGAAAAGAGTATTGAAACGGCAGAAATTGTTTATGAAAGCACCTATGTCAGTAGTTTGGAGTGTTTTTTTTTACACTCTTCAGCGGTTGCCAGACTCTACAAAGAGCATCCAATTATTTGGCAGTCTCCCAAAACAGATAAACGAGCTAACAAAGTTGGTCCGAACTTACAAAAGTTTGGCAGTTTTGGACTTTTGTATGAGGCCACTGGTTATGGAGGACTTGGAACATTAGAGAAAGTAAAAAATATCAAATTATACGATTTTTTTCATTACGTTTCGTTTTGTAGAACAAGTAATATAAAGGAATAATGACAACTGGTATTTATAAGATTCAAAGTAAGGTTAAACCAAATCGTATTTATATTGGTAGTTCTACAAATATAAATAAGAGGAAAAATACTCATTTTGAACAATTAAGAAAAAATACTCATCATTCACTTAAATTGTAAAATCATTATAATAAATATGGGAAAGATGAATATTTCTTCAGAAAATAAGTTAAAGAGATTACAAAAAACAGGTTAGTATGACATTAGCGGCGTTAAAGACAAAATTAATAATTAAAACCGGGACATCTATTGCGGATGTTATATTCGACTATGATCTCTATTTCAATAACCAGAGGGAGAAAACCTATCCTTTTGTACTATGGGCTATTGACGGGGCTAGTTTCAAGAAAGACCACCGTAGCACAACAATACAGAAAACCAAAATCCTTACCCTGACCGCTTTTGTTGTTATCAATTATGATCCCAATACACAGAATAAGATCACTCTATGGGATACTATAGAGGGTTATTTTGATACATATATCAATAAGATGAATGATACAGACTGTATCCGGGTACTCAATATTGATGATCTGAAGGGTGTTTACCTGCATGAGGGGGAACGATCCGCAGATACGGAGCTGGGTGTCATGTATCCGGAGATTCAAATAAAAATGTGGTGCTGATGGAACAATTAACTTTTACAGGTATAGATCGGTTACAAGCTATTCTCAACGAGGCACTTCTTGAAGAATGGGAAGCACAAGGTCATTCTATTAATGGTGCAGTTGTTCGGGAGATAGATTACCGTGTCACTCAAACTGTAAATGAAGTTATCCTATCGGGTTATATGCCCTTTTACGGCAATATCATTGCACGGGGTGTTAAACCTGGTAATATACCCTATTCAGGACGATCAGGGCGGGGCGGTACCAGCAAGTACATACAGGCATTACAAAGGTATGCACAACTACGCATGGGACTCGATGAGAAGGAATCCCTTGGTGTAGCCTTTGCCATTGCCAATACACAGAAGAAATCAGGTATGCCTACACCGGGGAGCTATCGTTATTCAAGTACGGGAAAACGCACTGGATGGGTTGAGGAGGCACTTCGCAGAGGTGAAGATAAACTGACTATAACGGTAAGAGAACTAACAAATAATTATATATCAATAAATATAGATGCGTTACTTGCAAAGTGGCAGGTAGAGCTTTCAAAGAATTAATATATATGAAAATTAGTGGAATATATAAAATACAATCAAAAATAAAGCCTGAAAGAATTTATGTTGGGAGTGCTATCGATTGTAAGCGGAGAAGAAGAGAGCATTTATTTGGTTTAAGAAATAACAATCATGCTAATCAGAAGCTTCAAAATCATTTTAATAAATATGGTGAATTAGATTTAGTCTTTTCAATAATAGTCGGTTGTTCGAAAGAAAATTTGATTGTTTATGAGCAATTTTATATTGATGTACTTAATCCTTATTTTAATATTTGTAAAACAGCAGGCAATAGCTTAGGTGTAAAAGCATCAGATGAAACCAAAATGAAATTAAGTGAATCTCACAAGGGTTATATTTGGTCAGAAGAATCAAAACAAAGATTAAGTGAATCTATTAAAGGTCGCAAACTTAGTGAACGGGCTAAACAAAATATGAAAGGAAGAATTTGTTCTGAAGAGACACGAAGAAAAATATCAGAAGCCAATAAAGGGAAAACAAGAATTGCATGGAATAAGGGTATTTCGTGTTCGGAAGAAACAAAACGAAAGATAAGTGAAAGTAAAAAAGGTCATGTTTCGCCGAATAAGGGCAAGACGATGTCAGAGGAATCAAGGAAGAAAATGAGTGATGCAAAAAAAAGAATGTATAATACTAAGGAAAGGCATCCTATGTTTGGCAAACATCCAACTGCATGGAATAAAGGAATACCGTGTCCAGAAGAAATAAAACTTAAAATAAGTAATTCTCTAAAAAATATTAAATGTCATTAACATTAAACATATATCCAGAGAATATTGATAATAGTGGTTTATTTAATATCGTTACGTCTCTTTCCGAAGATGCCGATCATGTAAACCTGAGGGTCAGGGCTGATATAACGGTATCTGCGGTTGTTGTGGCGACAAGTGAAAAGCCTAAAGGATTATCAGATTTTGACTTTTTCGATATATTAAAAGCAAATGTTACGGGGCTTAGTATTGCAAGGGACTCGGGAGATTTATATAAAGTATCAGGTGGTAGTCCTTTAGTGGCTTATACAATACTATTTACCGAGGTATGGGAAGATGCAGATGGTACTACAACAACGGGAGACACGGATAATGCTTCAGGTACTACGTATAGTTTTGTCCCGGCAGTAGGTGATGCTAATGCATTCACGGAATATGTCTGTCATGACTCGACATGTTTTTTTGCCTGTAAGACACTTAGAAATAATATAACGAAGTTTTATACAGCCGTACCATTGGAATATTGGATAGTATTCTTTTCAGAGGTTGTCCATATAGAGCTATTTTATTCAAAAGATAGCGGGGCTTATGACCATGCCACACATTTCGATCTTACTGATAAATGGGGTGTTATAATTGTTAATATCGGGGAACTCATGGCAAGTGTAACAAGCGATCTGAGAATACAGCTTGGCGAGGTTGGCGGGGATAAGATCACCGAGGTTATGACCATATATATCGATGCAACCGAGAATGATGCCCGTGAAGTACTTGAGTTTGACGGGTTGGTAGGCGGTAAGGAATACCTTGCCTTCGAGGGCAAAAAAGACATATCATATCTAACAGACAGGAAATATTACAAGACATCAGGTAAGGCAAACAGACTACTCAATGTATCAGGATCCAATAGGCAGAAATTACAAACACGCTTTAATGACATCAGTAATACTACATATCTAAAAAGCCTATCGGATAGCATGGATGTGAGGAAACTGGAAGCGAGTTATGCTGCACCCACAGAGGTATCAATTATAAGTGACCCTGTGAAAATAGAAGATTCGGAGATGTTTGTTAATGAGATAGAGATAGAATATGAAGACTAAATTATATATGGGGACTGAACTGGCAGACTTTAATGAGGCTTTTAATGTGGTATTTTCTATCGGTGACATACGAAATGATAAGCTTGGCAATAATAATAAATCCTATACACTAAATCTCCCGCTTACAAAGACAAATAAGAAACTTCTCAAATTCATCAACCAGGCAGATGTAACAAGTGAGCCCAGTGATACAGGCAGGTTATATCTCGGTGAGATGCTTGTCATATCCGGTACGGTGAAAGTACTGGATTATAATGATAATTATGCCAAAATAATAATCAAGTCAGATACATGGCTCGATAATCTGAAAGACAAGAAGATGACAGCACTTGACTTGTCAACGCACGACCATGAATTCAATGGTACGAATATAGTGACAAGCTGGAGTGCTTCATATCCGGCATATCGTTACCCGATGATATATTTTGGTGGGCTGGCAAGTGGCGAGACAGGTGGATCCGCTAACTGGATAACAAGTGACTTTATTCCAATGATAAGCATTGTAACACTTATAAATAAGATTCTTGAGCCATATACGATAGTATCATCATGGATCGCAGAGTCATTTATTAAGGACTTGTTTATCCTTTGTAATCAGAAAATAGCTGATAAGGATTTTATTGAAGAAAAGGACTTGCTCACTTATGTCGATGCCACTACGGATAATTATGATACTGCTACCGAATCGGGTGCCTTTATGGTCGATATTATTAAAGACCTGGAATTCTCTAACGAGTCAACAGATGAAGGAGAAGACTGGTTAACAGATACCTATACCGTACCAACAACGGGCACATATCGATTCCGTGCATCGGTGACAATGGTAAACACCGGTTATGGCAATGGATCGGTAACTATAACGGATGAAGATTTTGAGATAGATATTAACCGCAATGGGACATCTAAAGCGAGTTTTGATGCAGGGGCTTATGGTGTTGATGAACTCATAGATGGTGTGACAGCAGAGCTTGATACAGGTTATATATATTGTGAGGCTGGTGATTCGATAACCATAGAGTCATATACAAGGGTCATTGGCACAGTAACGGCGGGATCACAGACAATAACATTATATACGGCTATCAGCTCATATTTTGAGAATGTATGGGGCAGTGCCAACCGCTATATAGGCAATGGAGCAACGATCAGCTTTGAAGAGATGTTGCCGGATATGACACAGTTGGATTTTCTCTCAGTGATAAAGAGTATTTTCAATCTTAAATTCTGGCTCGACAAATCAAAACAAAACCTGTATATAGAGCCCTGGGATGATTTTGTCTCCGGTACCGTTGTCGATTTAACGGATTATGTTGATAATTCGGATTTCCCGGCAGAGCTTATATCAAAAAATTATAACGAAACTATCATCATGCGTTTTTCAAGTGATGATAAGGATCAGTCCTTTGCCGAATACCTGAAAGAGAATACAGACCTGCCCGGACAGAAAGAGATAACATTAACGAGCCTGTTTGCAGAGCAGGACATAACATATAAGACTTGTGAGTTTGCAACAATACTCAAAGGATATAATTACACGATTAATAATTATACTACTGAGGCACCTACCATCTGGAAAGAACTGCCTGTATATCCTTATGGTAGTATTTTTGACCGTCTGGCAGATTTCAAGACCAGGATAGTCGAATGGAAAGGATTGACAGCGGGTTTTACATGGTATTTTGAGAGTGCTACTAAAAGCACCTATCCGAAGATTGATGCACTTGACTTTTCGGATATATACAACGATTACTGGATCAAACATTATCACTATGTCGATAAGGGAAAGATATATACTGTCAGGATAAAATTAACTCCCGGCTTTTTAAATCAGTTTTTTACTGTGGTCGATACGGCAGCCAGCGAAGGATTTAGACCTACTTATAGTATTGAGATAGATGGAATAATGAATTATTTTATTTTGCAACGTGTTACTACTGATGGTATTACGGCTGAATTAGAAATGGTATTGAAGCAATGAGTGTAAGACACTACTATACAAGCGATGATGCGGGTAGAAAATCCTGGCAACCATTCACAGCAAGTGGACCGGCAGCAGATATTCTTGAAGGATTACTTCTTGTTGATGGTGCTGGCAGTGGTCTGGATGCAGATCTGCTGGATGGTCATGAAGCAACCTATTTTGCTACAGCAGATCATTTACATACTGATACATATGTACCTCTTATCACATCTCCGGTCAATGGAAATATCCCGTTGATGAATGCCGTGGGTGGATTAAACACAAGTTCATATAAGCCTGCCGATTTTCAGCCTATAGATACCGACCTGACAGCCATAGCAGCCCTGGGATTCACAGCAATATCCTTCCTGAAGAAAACTGCAGCCAACACCTGGGCATTGGATACTACAGCTTACCAGGAATATGATATCATACTGGATGGGATTACTGATCTTAACTGGTCCTCCGGGACACCTTTTGTAAAGATGACAGCTCCCGGGACATTTGCACTATCGAGTACATCCTATCAGCCTTTGGATGCCGATCTTACGGCCATAGCTGCCCTGGGCTTTACAGCAACATCCTTCCTGAAGAAAACAGCAGCTAATACCTGGGCTTTAGATACGAATACATACCTGGGAATCATAACTGGTGGCAGCGAAGGAGATATATTAAAACTGACGGCAGATGGCCAGCTTATCTCGGCTGGATTTTCATATAGTGAGGTTTCACTGGATGGACATGAGCATTCTGCAGCTGACATAACATCCGGTACACTCAGTAATTCCAGGCTTGATGCAGACCTGGCAAGTATAGCCGGGCTTGGTTTTACTGCCCTTGCCTTTTTAAAGAAAACAGCAACCAACACCTGGGCATTGGATACTACAGCTTACCAGGAATATGATATCATACTGGATGGGATTACTGATCTTAACTGGTCCTCCGGGACACCTTTTGTAAAGATGACAGCTCCCGGGACATTTGCACTATCGAGTACATCCTATCAGCCTTTGGATGCCGATCTTACGGCCATAGCTGCTCTTGGATATACAGCAACTTCATTCCTTAAAAAGACGGCAGCCAATACCTGGGCTCTCGATACAAATACTTATGCACCCACAGCCACAGGTGGATCCACCGGGGATATGTTAAAGCAGACAGCCGGTGGAGGGTTTATATCTGCGGGGTTCTCTTATAGCGAGGTGTCGCTTGATGGACATGAACATTCCGCAGCAGAAATAACATCGGGTACACTCAGTAATTCCAGGCTCGATGCTGATCTTGCCAGTATAGCCGGTCTTGGTTTTACTAACCTTGCCTTTTTAAAGAAAACTGCAGCCAACACCTGGGCATTGGATACTACAGCTTACCAAGAATATGATGTTAACCTAGATGGTATTTCGGCTCTGGCCTGGTCATCAGGAGCTCCTATAGTAACGATGACAGCTCCCGGGACATTTGCACTATCAAGTACATCCTATCAGCCCCTGGATGCCGACCTTACTGCAATAGCTGCCCTGGGCTTTACAGCAACATCCTTCCTGAAGAAAACAGCAGCTAATACCTGGGCTCTCGATACAAATACTTATGCACCTACAGCCACCGGTGGCTCAACCGGCGATATGTTAAAGCAGACAGCCGGTGGAGGGTTTATATCTGCTGGATTCTCTTATAGTGAGGTTTCACTGGACGGTCATGAACATACTTCTTTACATTATTCAGGATCTGCAAAGGTGACAGCAATAAACACCGGGATAACAGTTAATGGAGTGATAAATGTGGGTGATCATATCTCTACATTAAGTTATGTAGAAATAGGAACTACATTATATTTAAGAGGGAGCACTTATTTACTCAATAAAGCAATATCAGGGTGGTTGCCTTTTGCTACAAGGGATACAAGCGGTTCGGATGCAGTATTTAATTTACAAAATATAGGTTATGTTTCGGCAAGTGATCATATCTCTACATTAAGTTATGTAGAAATAGGAACTACATTATATTTAAAAGGGAGCACTTATTTACTCAATAAAGCAAAATCAGGGTGGTTGAATTTTGCTACAAGGGATACAAGCGGTTCGGATGCAGTATTTAATTTACAAAATATAGGTTATGTTTCGGCAAGTGGACAAATATTGGGAGGAAGTTATGCGACTACAAATTGGACAATAGCCGAAAGTGGAAATGCCTTACAATTCAAGCGTGGTGCTTCGCTGTATCTGGAGCTTAATAGTTCTGGAGCAACAAGCAAGGTATTACAGGGTGACGGCTCATGGATCAGCAAAGGAGATGTTTTCACAGCATTCCAGACATTGACCTATGCTGCAAGCAAGACTTGGGACATTGACAATGGCTATAATGCCAAAATAACACTTACCGGAGATTGCTCCCTGACAATAACAAATGCAGACAACGGGACCAGCGGATGTCTTATTGTTATCCAGGATGCCTCAGGAGGACATACACTAAGTTTTGCCAGCCCGACATATAATAAGGTCATCGACGGAGGGCTGCTGACACTTGATGAATCAGCAAATGTGATTAATATATTGACTTTCGTAAGCGATGGAACTAATTTATACTGGAGCTACGGAAATAACTACTTATCACCGAGTTAAAGATGAGACGAGCACTTTTAGTACATCACGGATTGAATTTTGAGAGGACGATACCGGTTTATTTATCGGTAAACCCCACGCTTTTTAACAACGTTGATTACAACGGGGATACTTGCGTGGTTTCGGTGGATGTAGGATGTGAAACTCAGGAATGGAGCTATAATGAAGATGATGCCTGGCTTTTAGTAACAGGCGCATCAAGCCCGGGGGATAATGCATCTGTAAGTATCCATGTAGCCGTAAATGATACAGGGTCACTCAGGCAGGGAACGGTAACGTTCAGCTCCCCGGATTGCGACGATGTAATAGTGACAATTAACCAATTAGCAAATCCAGTATAAGATGAACATAATAGCAACAAAACCAACGGACAAAGACCTCGAAGAGCATTACGAGCTATTTGAGGTAAAAGAGATGAAGGATATTGAAGATAAGGATGTTTCAGTAAAGGTTTCCCTGGGCCTTTATACCCTGGACCAGCTAAATGCAGACAAGGCCCTATATGAAGAGAAACTCGCCGATATCAATGACATGATTGAGGCAATAGAAAATATTATTAACCAAACTAAAGAATAAAACTATGAACGGATTAACAGCTTTTATTTTAGGGGCCATATTTTCGGCCATAGTTGCTGTAGGTATTATAGCAACTGTAAAAAAGAGAAAAAACAATTCTAACAAGACTTCCGGAGGAGGCTCGACAAAGCCTGTCCAGAACGGCAAGCCTGAAATAAATAACAAACTGTAAAGCAGAAGAACCATGACTAACCGTGAATGTCTCGAAATGCTGGATGCCCTCTCATTAATGGATGAGGTCAATCCTGCTATATTGCACGTGAGGCTTAGCTACGCAGTGGCTAAGAATAAAAGAAAGCTTTCGGAACTCGTAAAGGATATAAAAGCCATCCTGAAACATTCTGAAGGTTATGGAATGTTTCAGGATGAGAAAACTAAGCTTCTCCAGCAACATGCGGTGCGGGATGATAAGGACCGGCCTATTACAAAGATTGTGAATAGCATTGAGGGTCCCATCGAAAACTATGCCCTGGAGGGTGGGTCCGCTCCGGGATCCCCGTTTGCTAATGATCTCGAAAAACTCAAGAACAAATATAAAAATGACATTACAGAGAGGGATGCCCAGGTAGAGAAATACAACCAATTTCTTGAAGAAAAAAGTGAGTTCGAGCCGCATATGGTAACCGAAGACCTCTTGCCTGAGAAAGGGATCCCCCAGGCAGCAATGAACGGGCTTATATATATGATAAAAGAGTGACATTATGGCAGAAAAAGAGTTAAGTTTTAGATTAAGAATATTAGGTCTCTCGAATGAAGAAAAGATGTTAGCGCAAGTTCAGATTGCGATTGGGAAGGTTAATAATGCTAAGAGAGTTTTAAAAAAAACTTATGAAAGTGGAAAGATAACTGAAAAACAATATGCAACCAGACTTGCTCTATTAAATAAAGAATTAAGAGAACAAACAGTTCTTCAAAAACAGTTAAAGAAAGCTATAACACCGACACAAAGCTCTTTCATGAGGCTTGGGAAAACCATTCTAACATCACTTGGAATATTTGCCAGTGCCGCCATTGCTGCAAGAGCTTTATTCAATGTCATAAAAAACGGATTCAAGACTTCATGGGACTTTGAATATGCCATGTCTGCCGTTAAAGCTATCACCCGATCAACAGGTGATGAATTTGAATCACTCCGTCAAAGTGCTATTTCCCTCGGTGGTGCTACAAAATATACAGCCTCGGAAGTTGCAGGACTGCAAAAGGAATATGCAAAACTTGGTTTTTCTATAACGGAGATCCTTGCAATAACAAAAGCTACCCTTGATCTGGCTGCTGCAACCGGTAGTGACCTTGCTTATGCTGCAACGATAGCGGGGGCTACACTTCGGCAATTTAACTTAGATTCTACAAAGATGACTCATGTGGTCGATGTTATGACCGCTGCTTTTGGAACATCCGCTCTTGATATGAGTAAATTTGAAACGGCTATGCAGAATGCCGGAGTTACTGGAGCCGCTGTGGGAGAATCATTAGAGAGCGTTACAGGTAAATTGGCTGTGCTTGCTAATTCAGGTCTTGATGCATCAACTTCAGGAACATCACTCAGGAATATATTCCTTGAATTAGAGAAAAGGGGATTGACATGGGATCAGGCTATGAGAAAAATCCAGGGATCACAAAACAGGGCTTCAACATCTCTCGAATTATTTGGCAAACGTGGTGCTGTTGCAGGTTTGATACTTGCTGAAAACAATAAAGCTGCAAAAGATTACAATGATTCACTATTGGATGTCGATGGCACTTCAAAAGAAATGGCCGATACCATGCTTGATAATGTCAAGGGATCAATAACTATTTTAAAAAGCGCATGGGAGGGGTTGACATTAAGAATAAATGAATCAAATGGGGCAATAAAGAATTTTGTTGATGGATTAACAACCATAGTAACTGGCATTGGCACAAAAGGAACAAAAAACCTTAATGAATTATTTGATGATAAAAAAATAATATCATTTAATGATAGGTTTAAATTTTTTGTTGCTATGGGCGAGGGCTATTGGGCGGCAGCAAAAAGAGCAAGGGTAAATAGCAATGAAGAAGTACAGAAATTAAAAGATGAGTTTATAGCTATTGGTAAAGATTATCAAAAGCAAATGGATGAAATAACTACAACTAAATCAGAAGCAGAGGCTGCAAAGAAAAAGGCTAATAAAGATGAACTTAAACGCCTTGAAGCAGAAGTTGAGGCTGAAGAGAGAAGGCAAGGCATAGAAGAAAAAGCCAGTAAAGCAAGATATGTTGTTTTTAAGGATGAAATTAACAATAGAAAAAGTCAGGGAAAAGAATTACTTGATTTTGGACAAGAACAGGCAGATGCTGAACTGAAAATAATTGAAGAACAAGTTGATAAAGAAATTGAGGAATGGAATAGAGGTTATGATGAGTGGAAGGAAATTGAGGATGAAAAGAAAAACTTACAATGGCAAATGGCTGACGAAACAACAAAAGGATTAATTAATATCTGGGGACAATATACCAAACGAAAATATGATAAGCAATTTTCGGCACTCGAAACTCAGTATAATGCAGACATAAAGGCAGCCGAAGATAATGAAGAACAAAAGGCAAAAATAGATAAAGCATATCAGGATAAGAAAAAGCAGTTAATGCATAAAGAAGATCAGTCCAATAAACGACAAGCAATCTTTGAATCTATTATTGATACTGCAAAAAATGTAATTAAAACGCTTAGTAAACCGTTACTTATTCCGTGGGTTATCGGCATGGGTGCTATTCAAACAGCACTGATAGCAGCACAGCCATTGCCCAAATATAAAGGTGGTGGTAAGATCACCGACGGAGTTCATGTCAATACCGGTAAAAAAGATGACACACTCATTCTTGCAAATAAGACCGAGACAGTTTTGACCGATAAGCATGTGGCGATGCTTGGTGGTCCAAGAGTCATGCGTAATATAGGTGTGCCGGGATATGTAGCAGGTGGTTATATAGGCACTACACCTCCGGTTATGCAATCAGGACAACCGGCAGTAAATATTGATTTTGACAGGTTCACAGATATAACAGCCAAAAAAATAATTGTCGAGCTTAATTTGAATAAGGTTAATTCAGGATTGAAGGAATTAGAGATAATCAACACATCTGAGAAATTATGATAGATATTCGCAAGAGATCGGCTGAACTGTTAAAAGAGAATTTTCAAATTGAGGAAAGGGTAACTGATCTGTTATTTGAAAAAGGATGGATCAGGGATGATATTGCTAAAAAGATTTTGTTAAAAGAAGAATATAAACAAAAAGTTGAACCTAATGGTAAGCAGATTTTAAAAGGGAAGTTGGCCGCAAAGTACCATGTCAGCGTGGAATTAGTCGAAAAAATACTGCAAAAATAATTCCTACAAAATATAGGAAAACCACACTGTTTTAACTCCTAATTTCACAATCAATAGGGGTTTTAACTGTATCCTCCCCGGTGTTTGATTATATCGAAACAAAACTAAAGGACATACAGGTTTGAAGGTTTGTTTAAGATAATTAAATCCAGGCCCTGAGTGAAACTTCTCAACCTGGTCGGTGATAAGCAGAAATTCAATAACAACCGTTACCGGTGCGGTCGCCTTCTGCCTGAGTACAATTAAATGTAAAACGGTGATTATCAAAGAATATCACCGAATAAAAGTTCTTTGGATCATTTGTAAAAAATTTACAAAAACTACACTGTTTTATATTCTAATTTTCGACTATAAAGTATAAATAAAATATCAGAAAGATGAAAAAGAACAAAATTCTTGAATATGGCGGATACTTGTTAGGTATTGTCATGCTGTTAGCATTTATTGTTCCTGACTTGTTTCTCCCGGCAGGGATAACCGGTGCTTTTGCTTTAGCAATATTTACCCAAAGCTGTGGCGAGAATGTATCCGGAGCTGCAAAGATATTCATTGCTGAGAAATCAGTGGCAACTGCTTTTACGGTTACTACGGGAGAGATTTCGGAAGTAACAGGGACTACACCATTCATGCGTGTAGATGCTTTACAGGACTCTGTAAGCTGGGTACAGGCGGAAGAGATCGTGGGATTAAATAATGCCAAATTCACCAATACCGTGGAGTTTGATATTATGCCACCTGCAACAGCAACAAACACATTTTTAAACGCTCTTATTGATGCATCACCATGTGGGCTCTTTGCACTCATCGTTGACGGAAATGGATCATGCTGGATTGTTGGTTATAACTCTACGGATATCAGGGAAAGGCCATTGAAACTACAGGGTATAAATCATCCTACAGGTAAGGGACTCTCGGAGGCAGAAGGCAATACTGTTCGTATCACTCTCGGAAATGAATGTGGAGGTATAGCCTTGCCACTTGATTCAACTTTAACGGCTGCTGTTGTAACCACCGGGGATGCTTCGATATGTAAATGGTCATAATAAAGAAATCATGGCAAAATTAATAGTAAAAGAAAAATACTTGAAGAGTGCAGTTGCTTTTGGACGTAATAACAGTTCGTATCTGCTCCCGTTGAATGAGGCTACGCAGGAACAATTAAAGGTTCTTTTCGAGATGAGGAATAAGGATACCGGGGATAGGGAATTTGCTTATTTGTTTGAGGATACTGAGAAAAAGCCTGAGAAGCCAGAAGTTAAGAAATAGCATCCTGTCTAATAAATATTAATCCGAAGGGAGGTTGGTTATAATATGCTTTCCTCCCTTTTTTACAATAAGGCAATGCCGAAAATAGGTATAAAAATAGGTGTCAGAAAATCAGGTGCTTTCTCCTGGTCACGGTGGTGGGCGAGCAGATGTGATACATGGCATACTGAATATGTTGATTGTCGTGTTGAGGTATTGAATTTAACAATTAACGAGAAAACAAATATTGATTATAAATATACTGCTAATTGGTTAATAGAAGCACAAAGAAATAATTATGCTGTTGCTATTAAGGATAGTTATTTATGGTATTCTTTGGATAATTCATTATCTTTTATAAGAGGTGTTGCTATTCCCGCTGTTGTTAAATCTGTTTTTCTCTTTAATACCGGAACTGTACTTTTTGCCACACAAAATAAAATATATCGGAGTACAGATATGTTACAGTCATATACGGAAATTATAGTAAATGACACTGATGGGAACCCCATCAATTTAACGAATCCTGGACAATATTTCAGACAATTACAGCCAGATAATGTCGTAATTATTAACGGAATAGAGCATTTAATGTGGGGGCCATACACCAATATTGTCGGTAATTCCGAAGTAAATATTTACCATACCTATAATGATGGGCAAACAATCACAATGATTTATCAATTTGGGCAAAACGCTAATTATGATAGTTATGGTGATCCTACCAATCCTTATGAATGTCGCCATGTTCACGCTATTAATTATAATCCTAATACAGGTAAATGGATAATTCAGACAGGTGATAGTGGGGCAGCACCTCCGTTTAATGATGAATGCCATTGGATAGAAGTGACATGGAATGGTGGCATGAATTACATTTTTGATTACTTGAAAACAGGAGATGAGGAAGATTACTGGAAAACAACAGGTATGTTTTTCGATAGCAATAACAATGTTAAATGGGGTTCGGACAGTTCAATAGGAGCTAAAATGGGAATATGGGGAGTTCCTTATGATGATATTACTGACGAGGGAGAATATGTTGAATTATATGATTTCAATGTTGATATGGTTGGATTTTTGCAACAAAATAATAATATACTTTCGATGCCTATTTCATTTAATACATTAGAACCAAGAATTATAATTAGTAAAGATAATGGAGAAAATTTTGTGATTGTTGATAGCACGGAACTTGATTTATTACCAAATCCGATAGGATTATTTAAAGTATTCCCGCAAAATAACCAAGAATATTTTTTGTTAAAATGTTATTTTAGTGGTGGGTTCGGAGGATTAGAGATCGAGAAATCACTATTAGTAAAGATTAAATAAGATGATTATAAAAGATATATTAAATACTGATTATGCATATTATGGACGGCAATCTATGATATTGCCAAGAGTAGCTTCATTTAACGGTACAAATGATTATATAGACACTGGCATTGATTTAACGGATGCACAACAAGTAGATATAACGATGATATGTTATAGAGGTAGTGCCGGGATATATACAGTAGCAATGCAGTATGATGCTACAAGTAGAAGAGTGGGGCTTTATTGGAATACGAGTAATGATATTTATGTTATGGCTTGCAACGGCAGTCCCGGAAGCAACGCCTATGTAAATAATGTTACTGATACTGGATGGTTCACTTTACGTATGGTTTATGATGGCACCCAGGCTACGAATGCTACAAAGTTAAAATTATACGTTAATGGGATTTTACAAACACTTATTTTTAATGTTGACATACCTGCTTCGTTAGGGTTAATGAATTTAAGAGATTTTAATATTGGGTGGCAAAATCTTGAATATATGGATGGTTTAGTATCTTATGTTTCTGTTTCTAAAAATGGGGGTACTCCTTATGAATATTATCCTATTGGTATGGGTGATTATGAATATGATGTTTCTGGACAAAATCAGCATGGAACATGGTCAGGAACAGGAGGAAGATATACTTATGATGAACTTACTTCAACACGACTGATAAAAGAAGGATATTCTCTATGGCAGAAAGATGCAAATCCAAATATTCACGTACCGCTTAATAATGATGGGGGGGCATTGAGCCTCACTCCCGGAGTAAATATTGGAGCAGGTTATTCAAAGTCAGAAGATATTCAGGGTAATGCAACTTATTACAATTTTGCCGATGCATTATTTGATTTTGACCCCGATGGAACCATAAATAGCAAATTAGATGTTTTCGATAAGTCTAACGCTACGATACATATTGCAACCGGCTCAATGGATTTTTATAATGCTTCTTATCCTTATGGATGGCTTGGTAGTGAATTAAGATCATATTCTAAATATAATAGCTATTTCAATGTATTATATCAGGATAGGCTATTTACAAAAGTTGAGGATGGATTACTAAAAGATATATTTAACCTGCATACAAAATTAACAGGAAACGATTTAACAAAAGCAAAATTATATTGTGGAATAATTTAACTATTAACCAAAAATACTTCTTTAAAAGAATGAAAGATGACACCACGACCAAATTATAGGACAAAATACATCAATGCAGAGTTTGAAAGAGAATGAAAGATGAAAAGGTTATTGATAATATTATTGCTAAGTAGTGTTTTTCTGACTTGTTTTTCTCAGTATAATCTTGAAATTAAGACTGATTATTTTGATAATTATATCAAAGCAGAGAAAGAGAAATCTCAGGCATGGAAAGTAATAACTGTTTATTCGAGTTCTATAATCTTTGATGCCGTTGGTGACGGCTTAAATGATTCAGGTGAAAAACAATGGGGACATTTTTGTAATGCTGCATCAATAGGAATAATGCTTACCAGTCCCTTTATTATAGACTATGAAAAAAGCAAATGGGGTTGGTATCTGACAAGTTATACAAGCCTGAGAATAGCTCTTTTTGATTATTCGTATAATCTTACGAGGGGTTTGCCGCTCAATTATATCGGTGGGACAAGCACGTGGGATAAAGTTCTTGGAAAGATGAACCCGCCGGATACTTACATGGGACGTGGAGTATTTTTTATATTGGGCGTTTCAATACCGATAAATAAATTATAGATGTCCCTTTAAAAGAATGAAAGATGACACAAAGAACAGATTATCAAATTGAATAAATGCTGGAAGATAAAGAGATATATGAACTCGTTGATCGCAAGAATGAAGACCTTGCAGAACGTCTTGAAAAAACACTCAAGATTCAATCAACAGTATTATTAAGTGATAATCAACGGATAAAAAAGTCAATAGATAATCTTACAAGAGTAGTTAAAAAACAGAATAGCTCTATAACAGACCTCGAAAAATGGAAGAGCGGCTTAGAGGGTGAGGGACGTGGTGTTGAACAGGTTAAAAACCGCCGGATGGCAAATATTAATACTGGGTTTTTTGCCTTTGGCATTATTGTCAGCGTGATAACCATCATCGGTTTTATAACTAGCTTGAATACACAAGCTGAAAGTAGTGATAATAAAGAAGCCGTTGAGAATTTAAACTCCCGCATGGAATACAAACAGGATATATCACCAATAAATGATACTTTGAAATAATGGCATACTTCAGCGAAACATCAAAAGCAAGGTTAAAAACCTGTCATAAAGACTTACAGATACTTTTTGCTCATGTGATACAGGATTTTGATTGTACGATAGTCTGCGGACATAGGGAAAAAGAAGCTCAGGATAAAGCATTTGCCGAAGGTAATTCAACAAAAAAATATCCGAACTCTAAACATAATAAATATCCCAGTGAAGCAGTTGATGCCGCACCTTATGAAAAAGGACAAGGGATTGATTGGAAGCCCAGACAGATGGCATTTTTCGCAGGTTATGTTAAAGGGAAAGCCGATTATCTTTATAATAATGGTATTATCTCTCATAGAATACGATTAGGAATTGATTGGGATAGTGATTATGATATTGATGATCAGAAATTCATTGATGCGCCACATTTTGAAATAATGCCTAATGAAAGAGATATTAAAGGTTATTCAGATATACACTAATGAAATTCTCCACTACATATAAGATTTACAAGATCCTGAAAGCTATTGGTCAGTTTATTGAAAAACATATACCTATTTGGCCTTTGTTGTTA